TGCAAGAAGGCGGAAGGCAATACGAGTATGGGCATCGGGATGTGGTTTGCGTTAATTTCTGCTCTTTGGGGATTGCTTAAACTGGTTGTCCATTTATATTTCACTTATTTTGGACCACCCGCTGGACATAAAGATTGTTTGACTCACGCTCACGAAGGTTTGGCCATTGGGAGCATTGTAGAACACCAGCATGCTTGCGAGAGCTGTCAGACTAAGTTCAAGCATAAACATCGGATCGTCCATCCAACAAAATCAGTGACATACGGACCGAATTTATGCCGCAACTGTGCGCCAACTCATGCAAGACTGCTTGAGACATACCAACCCAGTGGTGTTTTTATAAGAGAAAACCCGCGGAGCCAGAGGCAGAAGGAGGAATATGGTAAGGAGGTCAACAGCATACTTGCAACAATGCCGCCTGAAGTTGTCGAACATGACGATAGAGTCCTCCCTAATTTCTCTCCTTTGTGGATTGAAGATCGTGACGATTTGGTACTTAAGCAAAAGGGAGACGTTGCTAAACGCATTGAAAACCATGAGGACGTCACACCGGTGCCACCAACCGTCAAGCTCGTTGAGAGTTATGAAGGAGGTGCGACGAGGAAACCGCCGACAAAGAAGATTCACACATCTGACGAACAAGCTTACGACGCGGGGGCCACACGCAGACCGCCCACTCGTAACATTCACACAACGGAAGAGAAGAAGAAGACGCTCGAAATGATGAATTCTGTCCATGCATTTCCCAAATACATCTTTGAGGTAGCGAGGAGAATGGCAGATGGTGAGAACGATTTTCCCACTACAAGATATACGCACTTGAATGACGAAAATCGCTCAGCTATCGATGAAATTCTCGGTACCGCTCATGTTGACCGTTTGGATATGCATAGATCTATGGTTTATGAAGCTTATGTGAAGAATGCGCCTAATTTCCCCTCCTTGACGACAGAGCGAGTGATACAACACGATATGTCTAAATTTGAGCTTTCAGAGATGATTGCCTACACGCTGAAGTTTCATGACGAAGACGAAGCGATCTGGCAAAAATTCTTGGATAAAGGCTTCAAAAAGGAAGAAAAGGAGAAAATTTGGCAATCTGGGCTTGAACACCACTACCTCAACAACGGACACCATCCCAACATGAATCCAGATCGTGAAAACCAGATGGATTTAGAAGAGGCTATTTGCGATATGGTTGCCGTAGGCGCAGAAAAAGCTGGAAAACCTATACCGAACGATTTCAGCGAGTACGCCTCCTATGTGATGGCCAAAGATGGGCTCTATCTTGAACGTTTTAACGAGATAGAGAGGGCTTATATCAAGGATCTCATCATGGGCACTGGAGAAATCATCATCGACAAGAATGCCCGTGAGTTAACCTTGAGCCTCACTAAGAGTCAGTACATGATGTTTGTCGCCAACACCTGCGACGAGGGTACTGAGTGGCTGAGACTCTTGAATTGCATTATCGTTAGAGGCAAGATGGCCCTGTTTAATAGACATGGAAAATCTGCCATCGAAGATTCCAAGTACCTACGGTTACAAAACGCTGTTGGGAAATCGTACATCTTCGAGACGAAACGGTTGCGCATCAACGCTTTTAAGACCAACAGAAGCGATGACATCGCGCTTGTGCAATTGCCCCGAGAGTTCCCGCCGCACATGGACATAACACGCCATTTTATCCGCCAGGCGAATGTGGGGAAACTCACTTCCACAGCAGCGAGTCTTTTGACTTTGGATTTTGTCCAGCCAGACATTGTCCGGTCTACAAGACACGCGGTTCATGCAACACTGCAGACGAGCAGATATTATAGCACAACGTGTCCAGTGACAGGCGAGGAGCGCTCTTTCGAGAGTGCCACCTGTTTCATTTACAACGCTTCAACTGCTGGTGGTGACTGCGGGTCGCCCCTCATCGCTACCAACAAGCAGGTTCCCAATAAGATCATTGGTTTCCACGTGTGGGGCTTCATAGATTCCAAAGCTGGGTCTTATGTCCTCACGAAGGAAGAATTGGAGTGTTGTCTCGGAACTTTTGGAGCAGAAGGCCAAAATCATGCCTTGATCGCCACTGAACCATTCGGTAAGTTTGACGGAGATTTCTTGAACGACACCATGTACTACAAGACGGGACGCATAGATCCAGTCCCAGTCTCCAGAAAGACAAAGTTGCGTCAAACAGCTTTGGACTACAAAGAGCGGACCACTGCTCCTATGCCTTTAGCACCGCGTGACGGACAAGATCCACTGGAGACCCAAGTCAAGAAGTATTCGATCAACTTACCCCACATCGACGACGATCTAGTCGAGGAGTGCGCTGCTGACGTGCAGAGAGTGCTCATGAGCGGGGAAAAACGAGAACATTTCGCTTCTTATGGCGTAGTGTCAGATGACCACGCTGTGGGTGGGATTCCTGAAGAGGAATACGCAGCGCCTATCGACCGACGTACTGCAGCAGGATGGCCATACGTCAAACAGAAGCGGACTAAACGAGGGAAACAAGACTGGATTTCCGAAGACTACAAAATGAACGACGAATTGCGACAAGATGTAGAAAAACGCTGTCAGGATTTGAAAGAAGGAAAGAAAACACCGACATTATGGATAGACAGCTTGAAAGACGAAAAACGACCCCTGGAAAAAGTGAAGGCCGGCAAAACACGTGTGTTTTGCGCGGGTCCTATGGATTATACGATTGTGTTTCGAAAGTTCTTCATTGCTTTCGCTGCTTTCTTAATGTTTAACCGAATTAACAACGAGATTGCAGTCGGAATCAACCCCCGGAGAGAATGGAGAGCTTTAGAATCAAAGATACTGACGAAAGGAAGAAGGACCGTTGCGGGAGACCACTCAAAGTGGGATGCGAGATTGCATGCGAAGATCCTTTGGAAAGTTTGTGACATCGGCAATTTCTTCTACAATGACGGACGAGATCATGAACGCGAGCTGCTGTGGTTTGACATTGTTCATTCATGTCATGTCGCGCGTGGCGAAACGTACTTGATCTCACACGGAAACCCTAGCGGAAACCCCATGACTTCGTTGATCAGTTCGATTTATCACATGATCGCGAAGCGCATTGTATTTGTCAAGAAGACCAAGCGTCCTGCTTGCGAATACACAGATTTCATCACGGACAATGTCTACGGAGACGATGACCTTACCAGCGTTTCGGATGAAATCGAATTGGGGCAAGACGATTGGACTGAAGGATTTGCACAAATCGGAATGATCTACACACGAGAGGACAAAACCCAAGGCACGGGACCCCAATACCGTGACCTAGAGAATGTCACCTTTCTCAAGAGGGGATTCAAGAAACTCCCCGGGTTTTACATGACAGTTGCCCCTTTACATTTGGACACTGTCCTCGAGATGCCTCTATGGGTCAAAACGGAAACTGGAGTTGATGAAGAAACAGTATCCAACATTCATACTTGTTTCGAAGAACTCGCTTTACACGGACCAGAGATTTACGACCATTGGACAAAGATTATCTATGATAACGCCCGCAAACATCTGACGCTTCTTCCCGAAGTGGTTCCGTGGGCTGTTATGATGGAACGCGTAACAGGAATAAAACCAGCACTAGGGCTTGACTTAGATGCCGCACGAGTCAAGCAGCAAACCCCGAATGCTGGTAGCACGCTAGCCGTGCTGGTAGAGGCTGGTTTCGACCGGTCTATTGGTGAGTGCACGCTACCAAAAACAAAAGTTACTCACCCGGCATGTGGACCCGACGGTTTAATTCGACCCCGGGAAGGCATTAACTAA